CTACCAATTGTAATAGATAAACTATTACCTGTTACTGCTATAGAAACATCTGAATCGGGTCCTGATGTAGCGAATGGTAATGCTGATATTGCGTCAAATCCTAAACTCATAAATAATCCTTAAAAGGAGGCAGTAGGTATGTGGTGGTGTACTGCCCCCATCTAAAGATTATATCATCGTTTAAACCAAGAAGGAAGACCTAAATGTGGACGCTTGTCAAACATATTATCTTTTGCTCCAGGTGTTTTACGGTTGTTATAATGAAGAAATACTTGAACGCATTCCTTACCTTTAAATTTATTTCGCCAATGCTCTAGCTCACAGCCAGAATAGACTAGCATATCTCCTGGTTTTAAATCTACTTTAACACCTTTAGTATTATCAGATACATAACCCATACCGTCTTTTACACCACCTTTTGTAGAATCAGGCTCAAGATATATTGGCCAATCATCACCACCAAGATTCATAGTCGTTGATATTTCACAACTAAATCTATCTTTGTGTCTTTTAAGTTCATCACCTTTTTTATATATTCTTGCATATGTATAAGCTGGATATAATTTAAGTCCTGTTACTTCTTCCATTTTAGGTTGGCATTTAAGTAACAAAGTTTCCATAGCTATATTTGCGTACTGACTATAAGTTTCTGGTATTTGTTCGTCTTTACTTTCATAGTGACCTATAATATTTTCAAAGGGTGAAAAGTATCTAGCCTGTCTACAAGTATCATAAACTTGTTTTTGCATCATAAAATAGTTTGCAACAAAAGTTGCTAGGTCTTTTGATATTGCTTGACGGATAACTGTATATTTTTTCTTTTTAAACATCTTTAGCCATCTCTTTTGGTACAGCTTGTATATTCCAATGTATAAATCTAAAAGGCTCTATACCAAAATCTACACTAAACTCGTGTTCTAAAAATCCTGGAAAAATAATTAGTGTACCTGGTGTAGGTTTAAAGTGAATTAATTCTGTACCGCCCCACACACCTTTTTGATCTGGTTTCATTTTTAATTTTGTAGCACGTGCACCTGTTCTCGGTTCGTGAAATACAGGATAAGATGTTTTATCACTACACTTTAAAAAGTAAAAACCTGATACGTGTTGATTCCAATGTATATGTGCACTATGATGACCACCACCTTTTTTAGCAAATTCTTGTACCCACATCTCACTAAATAGTGTTGTGTATTGCTGCATATCAAAACCTTGATGATCTAAATACTCCCAAGACTTTTGACCAATGTAGTTTCTAAAATCTAAAAAATTATTATCAGCTGTAAGTGGTGTTGAATGATATGATCTTCCAAAGTCACCGTGTTCTTTTATAAATTTTTTTTCTCTTGTTCTTGCATCTTTAATATATTTATTAGATGCTTTGTTTAATGATTTTACAAACTCTGGTTTTTGTTCTGACCAAATGGTTGTATTAAAATAATTACTTATAAACATTATTTAAAAGGCCTTCCTAAATGCCAAACAACAAGACTATATCTTGTGCCTGATGTTACGGGTTTAACTCTATGCCATACAAAAGAAGGAAATACAATAATAGATCCTTTAGGTAAAATCTCTTTTGCTTTTCTTAAATGTTGACTTTCATCTCTCATATGTGGATCATAATTTCTAAAATCAAATTCTAATTCACCACCTGTGTATTCTGAACCATCTGTTAATTGACAAGTCATAGATAGTTTTCGAATTTTACCGTGGTCAGGATCATTTTTATTTTCTCTATCATAAGGTTTATCCCAACTATCACAATGCCAATCATAATATTGATTGTGTTTATATTTGGTAAACTGACAAGATTCTGATCTTTCCCATTCAAAGTTCCAACCAGCTTGTTTATTTGCTTCGTGAACATATGGGTGTAATTCTTTATATATCCAAGTATCATTTAACCAAACTAAATCAGAGTTTCTTTTTCTTTTTAAATCTTTTACTTCTTCTTTTTTTAATTTTCTATCACCATAACCACCAGTTCTAGCCATAACTTCTTTTTGTGAATTTGCATAAGCTATTACATCATCACAAAACTTTGGTGTGAGTGCTGCAGGAAAATGCCAATAGTAATTAGATATATTCATAAGTTATTGTTTGTACAAAATTTAATGAATCTTTTTGATTGTTAGTTAGATAATACATATTTGTTGATGGAAACATAATAAACATATTATCTTTAAGTTCTATATCCCAACTTCTACCTTTACGTCTATTATCCTCAAAGTGTACTCGAACAAAACAATCTTTAACTTTAACGCCGTAAAGCATAGTAAAGTCTGGAGAGTTACGTAGATCTACTGGATCTATATTAAGTAATGGAATTGTAGTCTCGCTGGGTTTATAGATATTTCCCCACGTTGATTTATTAACTAGATTGATTCCATATTCAAGACCGATGTGATCTCTCATATATGTATTTAACATATCCCAAGTTCGTGAAAATGGAAAATCTTTGTTTTGAATTACTGATTGTAAAATGTCGCCTGATAATTTATCTCGGTCAATGTCCCAATCTTTAGGCATTGCCACATCACCGTAATATAATGCTTGCTCTGTTAATACTTTCTTCTGCATACCACCACCATTTTTAATTTATGCTTTATGATCTGTCAAGTCCCAAGTTGTATTTGCTTCATTCCAATCATAACCCCATCTATGAGTATCTGCTTCGTTTTGTGAAGTCTGTTCTTCTGTCAATGCTGGAGCATCACCGATTGGTGATTTCCAAGAAGCTGATTCGTTATGTTTTACCCAAGATGCATATGGTTTTTTAGGCCAAAAGATTTGATCATCTTCGTCCCAAGTATAACCAATACCTGCATAGTTTCCTCTAAAAGGTGTACCACCATCTCTATGTGTATTACTTGATGTATTGTATGAAGTTTGAATCCACATTTGTGCAGGCCAATTATTGTGTGTTTCTAAATATTGTTGACCTACTGATTCATCTTCAACACCATCAGCATTTAACATATCTTTGTTATCAAGTGTTAATACTTGAATAACTTTACTGTTAGCTCCTAGTTTTGCAAAATGTGCCATAATGTTTCTCCTTATATATTAATTTTATTTGTTTGTAAATATATCATTATTATTGAAATTTATATCTTATAATAACAATTCCTGAACCACCATTTCCACCTATTCTAGGAGACGGACTGTTTCCAGATCCTCCTCCACCGCTACCAGTATTAGCTGTTCCCGAAGGGGCCGTTCCACCACCTGTACCACTACCACCACCACCTGATCCACCTGAACCTCCTGGTCCACCACTACCTACTCTAAAAAAAGATCCACCTCCACCTCCAGCTCTTGTTACAGGTGATCCTGATATAGATGTCGTTGTTCCATTTCCACCATTTCCACCAGTATTAGAAGGTTCACTACCTCCAGTTGCTGCTCCACCTGCTGAAACTGCACCGCCACCTCCACCACCAGACCAAGTTCCACAAGGACCATTAGGTCCTCCATTTTGTCCTTGAGCAGGACTGACAGGAGGGGTATTTCCTGTTCCTCCTGTTCTTTGAGTAAAGTCAACCCCATCCGCTCCACCACCAGAACCTCCTGGTCCACCATCATTTGGATTACTTCCATTATTACCACCACTACCACCACCTGAAGAAGTTATTGATGAAAATATTGAATTTGCTCCAGCAGAAGCATCTGGTGAACTGTCTGCTGCACCAGTACCACCACCTCCTACTGTTATTGGATAACCTTGTACTGAAACTGGTAGACTTGTTGGTGTTGCTAAAGGAGAGGCCGTATATGGTCCAGACGTTGCTGTTAAATGAGATTCTCTAAAACCTCCAGCACCACCACCTCCTCCTCTATCTTTACCACCACCGCCACCACCTGCTATAACTAAATAATCTACATTACTTGGTCCACCTACACAGTTTCCAATTTGTGAAACACAAAATGTACCAGGACCTGTAAACGTATGAATTTTAAAATCACCTGACGTTGTAATAGTTCCACCTGTTGCAACTGTAAATAAAGCTTGTTGGGAAATATCCGCTGCCTTTGAAGCATCTGTAATAACCCAACCTTGTGTTGCATCTACATAAATTATAATAATTGAACTTCCTTCAACAGTAATATTAAAATTAGTTGTTGAACCTTGAATCTTGTTTCCGTTTGCATTTAAAATACATTTATTTGTATCGAATGTATTTGCATAATCTTTTATACCAATCACATCACCAGCAGAGGGTGACGCTGGTAGTGTCACTGTAATTTCACCACTTGTTGTATTTACAAAAAAACCTTTATTATCTGTTGCTGTAAAACTTGTAGTTTTTATTGTTGAAGGGTCCCAATCAACTTCACCTCTTAAAAAAATATCACCTGTAGTATTATTAATTGTACCGCCAGATATTCCTGCAGTTGTTATTGATCCTGCATTTGTGATTGTTGATCCACCTGATGTAGATACTGAATCACCACTATCTCCGATAGTTTGTGTTGTCCCTGATCTTGGACTAATTTTATTTGTCTTAAATTCACTCATAGCTATTGAAATTTGTAACGAATGACTATAATTCCTGATCCACCATTTCCACCTAAAACAGGAGATTGGTTTGCATAGTTAGTTACACCTCCGCCTCCACCACCTGTATTAACTGTTCCAGAAGGAGCTGAAGCATTTCCTTGAGGAGAAGGGCCTAACCAACTTGTTCCTGGTGCACCACCACCTGATCCTGTACCACCTGATCCTAAAGTACCTGGAGGACCATTACCACCAGATCCACCGCCTCCACCACCTCTTGTTACAGGTGATCCTGTTATTGAAGTTGAAACACCTGCGCCACCATTACCACCATTATAACTAGGTTGACCATCTTGTCCAACGCCACCAGCACCTCCACCACCACCAGCTGCTCTAGTAGATGGTGTGAAATTACCTTCACCTCCATTACTACCCTGAGGTGGACTTACTGGAGGTGTATTTCCTGTTCCTGCACTTCTTGCAGGTGGCATTCCACCTCCACCACCAGATCCTCCTGGTGAACCATCTGATCCTTCTCCTCCTGCACCACCACCTGCTGTAGAAGTAATAGTTGAAAAAACTGAGTTTGAACCTGAGTTAGCAGCTCCACCACCAGTAACACCTACACCACCAGCACCGACTGTAATTGGGTATGCTTGTGCTGAAACTGGTAAAGCACTTACACACGCTCCTAGTGGAGATCTAGAATAACAACCTGATGCAGCACCAGAAGATTCTCTAAAACCTCCAGCTCCACCACCACCACCTTGTGCTCCACCACCAGCTCCACCTCCCCCTACTACTAAATAATCTACTGTAGTAGATCCTGGAGCAGTTCCAGCGCAAGTAACTGTAAATGTTCCAGGCCCTGTAAAAGTATGTATTTTAAAATCTCCTGAAGTTGTAATTGTTCCACCTGTAGCTGCAACAAATAATTGTTGTTCAGTTATATCCGATGCTTTTGCTGCAGCAGTTGATAACCAACCTTTTGTTGCATCAACATAAATTAAAGTGATTGAACCACCTTCAATTGAAATTACAAAATCATTTGCAACACCTTCAATGTTAGAACCATTTCTTCCGATTGTAATATTATTTGTATCAGCAGTGTTTGCGTAATCTTTAATACCTACTAAATCTCCAGCTGATGGAGACGCGGGTAAGGTTACTGTAAATGCTCCTGAAGTGGTGTTACAAAAATACCCTTCACCTGCTGTTGCTGTAAAATTTGCTGTCTTGACTGTTGTCTGCCAATTAACTTGGTTGTCAATTGTTCCTGTAATTGCAACACCTGAAATTGTTCCTGTGTTTGTAATTGTTCCTGAATTTTGTAAAGCACCACCACTAGTTAAAGTAACACCGGCTGGAATTGCAATCGTATCACCACTGTCTCCAAGTGTGACTGTGCCACAATTTGCTGTTGGTGTAATTTTATTAACTTTAACTTCACTCATATTACCTATTGAAATTTGTACCTTATTATTACTATACCTGATCCACCTGCTCCACCAGTAGCATTTGTTGGTGATCCACCAGCACCACCACCGCCTCCAGTGTTAGCTGATCCTGCACCTCCTGTGCCACCAGGAGAAGTTGCGTTTCCTCCGCCTCCTGTTCCACCATTTCCATCTGATCCACTAGACGCAGCACCTCCACCGCCACCAGCTCTTGCTGTCGGTGTTCCATTAATTGAAGATGTTGCACCTGCTCCACCATTTCCACCACCTCCACTAGAGTTAGCTCCTGCCGCTGTAGCTCCACCACCGCCACCTCCACCATATGAAGGAGCACCATCACCGTCACCACCTGGATTTCCTTGTGGAGGACTTACTGGTGGTGTATTACCACAAGCATTTCCTTGACCACTAAAAACTGCTGCTCCACCACCTGAACCACCTAAACCACCTTGTAATCTACCTCTCCCACCAGGTTGCCAAGGTTGAGGTTGATAAGGAGATGGAAAACCTGGACCATTCATACCACCATAGCCACCTCTAAAAGCTGTTATTGTTGAAAATATAGAATCATTACCAAAAGAAGCCCCTACATTAGGAGGACCTCCTGCTCCACCTGCACCTACAGTAACAGGTATTGCTCCTGGTGAAATTGGTAAAGAAGTTGAACTCGCTAATGGACTTGCAGTATAAGGTCCGGATGTTGTAGCGCAATGTGATTCTCTGTAACCACCAGCACCTCCACCTCCACCTCCACCACCAGGGTTAGTAGAACCACCAGCACCACCTCCACCAGCTACTATTACATAATCTACGTTTGCTACTGGTCCTGCACCCGCTGAAACACAAAAAGTTCCAGGACCTGTAAACGTATGAATTTTAAAATCTCCTGAAGTTGTAATTGTACCACCAGTCGCTGTTATAAAAATATTGTTTTCTGTTATTGATGCTGCAGTTGATGCATCAGTAGGTCTCCACCCTTGAGTACTATCTACAAAAACTAAAGTAACAGATCCTCCTTCTACAGTAATCTCAAAAGGATTAGTTGCTACTCCTTGAATTTTATCAGAACCATTTGCTGCTACTACAATTTTATTTGTATCTGCAGTATTTGCATAGTCTGCTATCGCAACTATTGCACCAGCTGATCCTGCTGGTAGATTTACTGTTACAGATCCAGATGTTGTATCTACAAAATAACCAACACCACTTGCAGCTGTTACAGTTG